ACGCCTAGTTAGGAGAGGCATTGAATATGTTGAGTAATACACGCCACAAAACCATAACGCAAGGCATTGTGTTATGAGTCGGCACAGCTTCGATCCAGAGGTTGCCGCCAAGGTCGGTTTGAACGCCGCTGTCATCTTCCAAAACATCGTTTGGTGGGCTGAAAAGAACGCAGCCAACAACAAGCATTTTCACGATGGCTTGTGGTGGACGTATAACAGCGTTTCGGCATTCGCTGATCTATTCCCCTATCTGACTGGAAAGCAAATTCGCACGGCTTTGACCAAGCTGGAAGACGATGGTTTGCTTGTCAGCGGATCTTTCAACAAGTCCGCATATGATCGGACAAAATGGTATGCACCGACTTGCCCTATTGGAAAATCCGATTTGCCCAAACGGTCAAATGAAAATGACCAGAAGGGCGAACCTATACCAGATATAAACACAGATATTAAACCAGATGTTATAACCCCCTATAGTCCCCCGAGCAAAATGGGTTCGATTTATATCCCTGACTGGATGCCATTGGACGCTTGGTATGGTTGGATTGATATGAGGTTAAAGCTCAAGAAACCCTTAACCGATAGAGGTTACACGCGAGCTTTAAGCAAACTGGATAAAATGCGTCACGCTGGACAGGATATTGCCGAGGTGCTGGATCGTAGCACTATGAACGGATGGACAGACCTTTACGAAATTAAGGAGAATAGAGTTGGCAAAGCAATTCGGACAGGTGGCTTTGACCGCCGCAGCAGCCTTGCAAGAGCAATCGACGAAGGACTCGACTTCCTTGAATGAAGAGATCGAGCGCAAGAAGCACTTTCTGCAAACATTTCGCCGCTGGGAAGCATTGTTCAAGCGTGCAGATCGCGGAGACATTCAGGCGGAAAAATGGTTGATAGCCGATTATTTCAAATCACTCGGTCACCTATCGGCTGAAGGCTTAGAGGCGCTGACAGACGAATTGAAGGCGCGCTGCATCTTTTTCCCGACGATCAAGGAATGTTTGGAGATCACGAATCCAAAGCGGTTTGATTATGCCAATCCGTTTTATGCGCTTCGGCATCTAGGCGGAGATGCAAAAATGCTGGCAGCCACTGAAAAGCCAAACGCTCGATTGATGGGACAGATAGAGGCTGAAAGATTGCTGTCGGATGAAACCCAATAGCCGCACAAAATTCCTGATAGACCTAGACAGATGGAAACGAGGCAAAATGTCAAAGGCTGCTTTACGCGATAACTGGAAAGCCGGGCGTTACCCAACAGACGCCTGGGCGAAGTTCTACCTTCAGCACTATGGGGTTATGTGATGGCGAAGACAGACGCATTAGGTCTCGCTGCACTTTGGACTGCCATCGGCTTGTTTGGCAGCATAGGAATTGCTATAGTGGCTTTACCAGTCCTTTTATGGAAGCTGAGACAATGGCATTGACACCTAAACAAGAGCGATTTGCTCAAGAAGTCGCACAAGGCAAAAGCCAAGCTGACGCTTATCGAGCAGCTTTTGATGTGAAGCCAACGACCAAGCCTGAGACCACATATAAGCGTGCTTGTGAGCTAATGGCTGACGGGAATATATCGGGAAGGGTTGCTGAACTCAAAGCTGCAATCGCTGAACGTGTCGTTTGGACTATGGCAGACAGCCTCGATGTTCTCTCCACGATAGCCAAGGGCGTAGACAAAGACGCCAAGCCAAGCGACAAGGTGAACGCTGTTAAGGCCATCAACGCAATGATCGGTCTCGACGCTCCATCAAAGCTAAACGTCAATGGCGATATGGTGCATCACATCCTGCGTGAAGTGATTGATGACAACGCTGACGATTAAAACACCGCGCTGGTTTAAGCCGTTCCTCCAGCCAAGTCGCTATAAAGGCGCACATGGTGGTCGCGGATCTGGTAAGAGCCACGGCTTTGCTGAAGCCATGATCGAAGCGCATGTGATCGACCAGAAGCGGCGCTCTGTCTGCGTGCGTGAGATTCAGAAGTCATTGTCCCAATCGGTCAAGCGCCTGCTGGAACTGAAGATCGAGCAGATGGGCGTGCAATCCTATTTCGAAGTGCAGGAAACGCAGATCAAGTCTCGGCATGGTGACGGCCTGATCATATTCCAGGGGATGCAGAACCACACAAGCGACAGTATCAAGTCGCTCGAAGGCTATGACTGCGCATGGGTTGAGGAAGCGCAATCACTGAGTCAGCGGTCGCTCGATCTGCTTCGCCCGACAATCCGTAAGCCTAATTCAGAACTGTGGTTCACTTGGAACCCAAGTCAAGCAACTGACCCTGTTGATGTTCTGCTGCGCGGACACACGCCGCCGCCTGACTCCATCGTCCGTGAGGTAAACTATCGGGACAATCCTTGGTTCCCTGACGTTCTCAAGGCGGAAATGGAATATGATCGAAGCCGCGATCCCGACAAATACAAGCACGTCTGGCTCGGTGGCTATCTCAGCAACAGCGAGGCACGGGTGTTCCGCAACTGGAGCATCGAGGAATTCGACACACCTGAAGACGCAACGCACCGCTTCGGCGCTGACTGGGGCTTCGCTTCAGACCCAACCGTCTTGATCCGCTGTCATGTTATCGGGCGAACGATTTATGTCGATCACGAAGCCTATCGGGTGGGCTGTGAGATTATGGACACGCCCGATCTATTCCTGACCGTGCCAGAGTCCGAGAAATGGCCCATCGTTGCTGACAGCGCCCGACCTGAGACCATTAGCCACATGCAGCGCCACGGCTTTCCGAAGATCATGCCGGCGATCAAAGGCCCGAAGTCTGTCGAGGAAGGGATCGAATGGCTCAAGTCGCACGACATTGTGGTGCATCCACGCTGCAAGCACACGATTGATGAGCTATCCTGCTACAGCTATAAGACCGACCCGTTGACAGGCGCAGTATTGCCAGTTCTTGCAGATCGTGATAATCACTTAATAGACGCGCTGCGTTATGCGTGCGAGGCAAGTCGTAGAGCAGCACCTAAAAAGGCTGTTGAAGTCCAGCCTCTAGCAACGGTGAACAGGTGGTAAATGGCTCGACTGAATAGAGAACAACGGCTCGGCAATGTGCATCAGGCGGCATTGACTGAGTTTGATCGCTGTCAGTCATCCATGCGCGATGAACGCTTGCAGTGCCTTCAGGATCGCCGTTTCTATTCACTGGCTGGCGCACAATGGGAAGGCCCCATCGGTGAGCAGTTCGAGAACAAGCCACGCTTTGAGGTAAACAAGGTTCACCTAAGCGTCATTCGTATCATCAACGAATACCGCAATAACCGCATCGGCGTTGACTTTGTGTCCAAGGACGGAACCAAAGACGATAAACTGGCTGAGACTTGCAACGGATTGTATCGCGCTGACGAACAGGACAGCGTGGCAGATGAAGCTTTCGACAATGCTTTCGAGGAAGGTGTTGGCGGTGGCTTCGGTGCATGGCGTTTGCGCACCGTCTATGAAGACGATGAAGACGATGAGAACGAAAAGCAGCGCATCCGCTTCGAACCGATCTATGACGCTGACAGCAGCGTATTCTTCGATCTAGACGCAAAGCGCCAGGACAAGTCGGACGCTAAATATTGCTTCGTCCTCTATTCGATGACCCGCGAAGCCTATCGCGCCGAGTGGAATGACGATCCGACCACATGGCCGAAAGAGATTCACCAGTTTGAATTTGACTGGGACACGCCAGACGTTGTGTTCGTTGCGGAATATTACCGCGTTGAAGAAGTGCGCGAAACAATCCGCATATTCCAGACCATCACTGGCGAGGAAGAACGCTACACGCAGGCAGACTTTGACGCAGACGAAACGCTTGAAGAAACTCTCTTGGCTGTTGGAACCATCGAGGTTCGCCAAAAGCGGGTGAAGCGTCGGCGCGTTCACAAATACATCATGAGCGGCGGCGGTATCCTCGAAGATGCTGGCTACATCGCTGGCAAGAACATTCCGATTGTTCCCTATTACGGCAAGCGTTGGTTCGTCGATAACGTCGAGCGTTGCATGGGCCATGTCCGCCTAGCCAAAGATCCGCAGCGCCTGAAGAATATGCAGCTTTCAAAGCTGGGCGAGATCAGTGCGCTTTCATCCGTTGAAAAGCCGATCCTTGTTCCAGAGCAGGTTGCTGGTCACCAAGTGATGTGGGCAGAGGATAATATCCGTAATTATCCGTATCTGTTGGTCAATCCGATCACCGGCCCGAATGGTGAGACGCAAGCCGCTGGCCCTGTTGCTTATACCAAGTCTTCCGACATTCCTCCGGCGATGGCTGCGCTCTTGCAGTTGACCGAGCAGGATATGGCTGAGATTCTGGGCAACAACCAGCAAGCGGACAAGATGGTTAGCAACATCAGCGGTAAAGCCGTTGAGATGATCCAAACCCGCTTGGACATGCAGTCATTCATCTACATGACCAACATGGCGAAAGCTATGCGCCGCTGTGGTGAGATATGGCTGTCAATGGCTAAAGACATTTACGTCGAAGAAGGACGTAAGATGAAGTCAATCGGCGCGATGGAACAGGTTGAATCCATCGAGATGATGAAGCCGACCATTGACGCTGAAACTGGCGAATTGGTTTATGAGA